TCTCTCAGACAGTATTGAAAACGGCGTAAAGAAAATGAGGCTTCGTATAGAAAGGCGTTGTGAAAATAGTGAATTTTTGAAAAAGTATATTACTACTACTAGGTTTACTGATATTAGATGGTATTTTAAAAATGCTGAAGGTAAGGAATTTGTTGTTACTGGTCATGGTGCAAAGACAGGTGTTCGTGGTACAGTTGAGTTAAATACGAGGCCGCACCTTGCAGTACTGGACGATTTACTAGGAGATGAAGATGCTAGATCTGCAACGATTATTGAAAATGTGGAAAATACTGTCTATTCGGCAATTGATTACGCATTACATCCCAATAAGAGGAAAGTTATTTGGTCTGGAACTCCGTTTAATGCTAAGGACCCCTTATATAAAGCGATTGAGTCAGGCGTTTGGCATGTTAACGTATATCCGGTTTGTGAGGTGTTCCCGTGCTCGCGTGAAGAGTTTAAAGGTGCTTGGGAGGATAGGTTTAGTTACGAATACGTAAATAATCAATATCTTAAGGCTAAAGGAGCAGGACAACTAGACTCATTTAACCAGGAGTTAATGTTACGTATTACATCAGAGGAAGACAGATTAATCCAGGATTCGGATTTAATTTGGTATAAACGAAGTACGTTACTTAAAAACAAGGGAGCCTATAATTTTTATATTACTACTGATTTTGCAACTAGTGATAGAGAACATGCTGATTTTAGTGTAATTAACGTATGGGCATACAATAATAACGGTGATTGGCTCTGGGTAGATGGGTATTGTAAAAGAGCCCTAATGAATGACACCATTGATAACTTATTTCGTTTAGTTCAGGAGTATGCTCCTCAGGAAGTAGGAATTGAAACAACAGGACAACAGGGAGGTTTTATTAGCTGGATTCAAAATGAAATGGGACATCGTAATATTTATTTTACTTTGTCTACGGGGAAAAATAGTAATACAATAGGAATCAGACCTACTAAAGATAAGATGAGTAGGTTTCAGCAGAATGCAGTTCCGCTGTTTAAATCTAAAAAGATTTGGCTACCGGAAGAATTAAAAGACAGCGAGGAACTTGTAGAGTTGCTTTTTGAATTATCTTTAGCTACTCTAAAGGGGTTTAAAAGTAAACACGATGATCAGATAGACACAGTTAGTATGTTAGCAGAACTAAATGCATGGAAGCCAAGTGAAGTGGCTACCCAAAAAGATGATGAAGACGAACTGAGGGATTCGGTTATGTGGGGTGATGATGGCAGTACCAAGAAAGCAGGAGACAGCTCCTACTTTGTTTAGTAACTCGCTTCAACTTGTCCTCTCAACAAGTTGACGTGCCTCCCAGGTAGGTAGGGGTTCGGCACCTCTACCTACCTCCTTCTTAGAGGATGATATGAAAGTTTCTGAATATATTGATTACTTAGCTACTGGAGAATGCAGTAAGCTTGCTATTGCTAGTGTTGGTGACATGTCTGCTAACCCAAGCCCAGCACCGACTGCAGTACAGTTAGTTAACCAAAGTAAATTTATTAATTATGTAAATTTAGCCAATCTAGCTTTACATAAACGATTTCATTTAATGATAAAAACATATGAGATGGATAATCCATCAGATGGAGAAGAATTTAATTTGCCCTCTGATTTCCTTTCCCCTGTTTATGCATACTATGCTTCAGATTACGTACAAGTACCTATTAAAGATGATTCAGTAAAACTAGTACAAAAAGTAGATCAACATGTATCTATTCTTATACCTGAACCATTTAAAGCGGTTATCAAGGGCACAGATGCTGAAACTCCTCAACGTACCCAAATTCTGTTAAAATACGCAGCAGCTCCTAAAAAAGCTAAAACAGCTACTGTAGATTTAAAAATTAATGAAGTGTACACAGAAGCATTACTGAACTACTCTGCATACAAAGCACATGGGGCTATTAGTGGAGATATGAAAGACGAAAATAATACTTATTATCTTAGGTATGAGGCTAGTTGTAAGCAGCTCATTAATTCCGGTATGTGGGGGAATAATGAAATTGAGATTAATACTAAATTAGAGGACAATGGATTTGTGTAATTAATTTGACTTTTTAAAATATTACATTATTCTACAATAGCAAACGCTGCGTAGCCAATGCTGAGAAAAAACCTCCGTAGGAGTTAAAAATGGCTTATTACGAGACTATTAATTTAGTCGCGGGTGATACTAAACCCGAGATTAACCTGACACTAAAAGATTCCAACACTGCCGCAACTGGTCTTACTCTAGACCCTGACGACTCAGATACCTGGGCTGTCATTGATATTACCGATCCTACAGTTAAAGTAAAATTCCGTTTACTAGGTGCATCAACTATCCTAGATACGATGACTTGCGTAAAAGTTGCGCCATATACAGATGGGGCTTGTTACATGCCATGGGGAGCTACGACTTTGGATGTTGCTGCTGGTACTTATGAAGGTGAGATTGAATTAACGTATGTTAGTGGAGCTATTTTAACTTTATATGATCGACTTAAGTTTAAAGTGCGAGATGATTTCTAATGGCTATTCTAGGAAATCCTCTAGTTGGCGGACCGGCTGCAATAATAGCGTATGTTAAGTCCAATGCAATAGTAGACTACGTTCTTCCTGTTGCAGATATTAAATTAGAGTTTAATAGTAAAAATAAACAACCTACTGATACTGTAACAGCTACCGATGTTCTTGTAGCGAACATGGATTATGTTAGGGGGTTTACGGATTCAGTAACATTAGCAGAAGAAATTTTAGTAGCAGCACAATATAATTTAGAATTTACGGAGTCTTTATCTACCAGTGAAACATTTTCATGGACCACGGTTCAAAACATTGCAGAAACTATCGGTACTGGAGATACACCAGGTATCGGGCAGATATACCCTGTTACTCCGACAGATAGTGTAAGTGTTTCGGATTCAGTAACATTCTTGCATGACGGTATGCTTAATACTAACATGCTTAATACGCGTCTAATATCAGTAGGTAGCAAGGAAATAAGCGGTGATGACGTTAACATTACGCTAACATAAATAGGAATACGGAGTTTATTATGAATACTCAAGACACATTTGCTCTTAAAGGCAAATTAACAATTTCTCTTAATGACGAAATTGTACAAGAGATTGAAAATCTCGTTGTTACTGCTGGTAAAGAATGGGTTGCTTCTAGAATGCAAGGCGTTACCGATGGAGTCATGACTCATATGGGTGTTGGAACCGGCAGTACTGCAGCAGTTATTGGTGATACTGCACTAGAAACACAACATGCTGATGGTAGAGAAACTTTAACTACTTCAGGTGGTACAGTAGCAGGTGCAGTTATTACATTTCATAAATCTTTTGCTGCAGGTGATCAAACAGGTGCCATAACAGAAGCAGGTATTTTTAATCACGCGACAGCAGGTGATATGTTAGCTCGAACCGTATTCGGTGTAGTTAACAAAGGTGCACTCGATACCATGACAATTAGCTGGGCAGTAACTATTTCTTAGGAGAATACTCGTGGCAGTTAAATTTGCAAACAATGCTTATTCAACATTAAGCGCTGGCATATCAAATAGTGCTACGTCTTTTGATGTAGCTAGTGCGTCTACCTTCCCTGCTCTGGGCGGTAGTGACCACATGTATTTAAGTATCATTGGCAGTTCTTATGTTGAAATTATCAAAGTAACTGGAGTATCAGGAGCTACTCTCACATGTGTACGCGGGCAAGATGGAACTACCGGTACTGCTGCTGATAGTGGAGATCGAATAGAACTCCGAATTACAACAGCAATGCTACAGGATGCATTTAGTTCTTCTTTCACAAATATTACTGATGGGGCAAATATTATTGTTGCTGATTCAACTTCAGATACATTAACGATTACGGGTACAGGCGGAGCAACAGTAACTAATACACCAGGTACAGATACTATTACAATTGATGCACCTGCAGCCGGGGCTAGTAAAGGCTTCGCAACAGCAATGGCAATCGCGCTATGATTAGACTAATTTTTTATATGATTTTAATTTTAGTAGGTTGCTACTTAATATTGGAGATTGGACATGGCCCAGGACTTTAAAAGATACACAGAAAGAAATATAGGAACAGCAGCCGTGGATATTCCTGACGGTGCTAATTTTACAACCAATGATGCTCTAGTTGGAATACATATAGCTAATGTATTAGCTGGTTCTGCTATTACTGTTGATGTTTATATTGCAAATGGTGGAAACAATACTTATCTAGTAAAAGGTGCACCTATTCCTCAAGGTT